AGAACTAGAATCAGATAATATTTGTACCCTAAACTCAAAAGATGGGTATTCAGTAGAATCAGACCAAGTTAACTTAGCTGCTTCTCCTGTGGTAGTGTTTTTAGCTGTAAAAGCCAAGCTAGTAGGTTTGACTACTCTAAATGGGTCTGGTGGTGTTGGGTTAGAACCTATATCTTCTGCTGGTGGTGTTTCCCAACCATAGATACTAGCCTGATACTCCACAGCGCTAACCTGTATATTAAGATCAGGCATAATATTCATTTGCGTAATTCTGTATGGTTCGGTAGATAAATTGAGGTCTGAACTTGTAATAGTTATAACCTCACCTACTCTAGCTTTTAAAACTTTAGGTGTGGCTACAAAGCTAATACTTCTATTGTTTCTTGATCTGTTGAGGATCGCTTCTGCGTGGTTGTAAGCTATTCTTTGATTAGTAACGTAAGGAAACTGCGCCCTATGCTCTAAGACCTCATTACCATCGTCAGATAGCCCATCTGTGACTACTACTGTATCTGCTTCATACTTCTTAGATGAGTTATAGAACTCTACTTCTACCTTGTTGTACTTTTGTTCTTTGTTTTCTAGGGCTAGTTCTAAACCACTTTCTAAGATGTCATCTTCGTCTAAACTAACTACAGAGCTTTCTGTACCCTCAACATCTAAGGAATATGTGCCGTTGGTATAAGTAAAAATACCACGCATATTAGCGATTAAATCTTTAGTGTTTTCTAAAACAGTCTCATCTGTATCTATCACAGCATGACACTCAAAGCGTGTTTGTGTTTCTGTAATAGTACCTGTCGTACTAGAGGTTATAGCTGTAGTTACAGCACCCTCATCCATTAATAAATAATAGTGCTGTCCGTAGGAAGTAGCTGAATCGCCTTCTTCTCTGAATATTGTTGCATCCTTGTCTAACACACGACCACTAAAATAGGTTGTACCACCACTAGCAAAACTGACAGTTGTGCCTGTTTTAATCTTATTAAAGTCAGAGGCGTTTTGCAGTTTAACTCTATCTGTTACTGTTGAAGCCAATAAGACTTGCACTGAACTATGTGTAATGGTCTGTACACTGGTATCACAATCATTGGCTGCTGTATTGAATGAAGTAGCATCTAAATCACTTGCAGATAACCCTTTGCCATACTCGTCATTGGTTAGGTAGTCTCTGAGACACATAGCTGGGTTACTTGAATAGCCAGTAGCAGATGTTCTGGTGTCTAGGACCTTTTTACCTTTAACCCTAGCTGTTAGGTTTGGTATGCCTGTAAACATACCCCTAGTGTCATATTCAAAGTTGGCTGCTATATAAGCAATGCCTGACAGCTTGTGGTCTGCTGTCCAAGAATCAGGTCTAGAAGTTGTGCTGCCATCAAAGACATGAAACAACATTGGGTCAGCTTCTTGTGAGCTAGAACCATGATGAATGTTAAACACCATTCTAGGGTTGTCACCACCAGCACCACCTAAGACATTAGCAATATCAGCAGTGTTTTCACTAGCTACTGTGCCACCAAAGTAGTTGCCTTCTTTGCGTAAGGTAAAACCCTGACGATAGACAGAAGTATCGCTAATTGATCTGCCATCTATTCTAAGATCGTCAATGTCATCCACTTCACCAACAGCTATAGCGTAAACCACAAACAGTTCTTTTTGATTGACTGTTTCCATGAACACAACTGTTCCTGCTGCCCTTCTTGTGCCGTAGATCACAGGTATGCCGTCACCTGTGCCGTATTTAGTCAATAGTATCTCTTGCCCTTTCTTGAGCTTCTTATTTGTTCTGTGGGCTTGTATGCCCTGTGCTGCCATAAGACCAAGCTGAATAGCAACTTGATGTTTGACAAAAAAGTCAACTATCATCACACCCACATAGGCGAAAAACTTACCCATTATCTAGACCACCTCACATCTTCATTGACTTCATGGGCTTGGTCTAAACCCTTATCACTAGAATAAACAGACCTTTGTGATTCACCTGTGAACTTACGACCTTTGACAATATCCCAGTTGCGCCATTGGTTGGCTAATTCTAAGTTGACAGCAAAAGAATCTTTAGTTTGAGCTAGTGAGGCTGAACTTATACTGCCGTCAAAATACAAATAAGCATCTAGTAAAGTCTCATCTGCATCTAAAAAAGCTACATAAATCTGTGCTGCTTTATTAACAAAGTTCTCACCTTTGAATATGTCTCTAGTTGCTGTCGTGATATTTTGTAAAGATATAGACATATTTTGATATTCAAGTGAGCCTGTTTCTTGTACTTCTTGTATATCTAAAAAGTTACCACCTGCTTCATAGGTCACAGAATCATACACAAGATTTTTGACATGATTGGTGACAGTAATATTGGTTGATGTGCTAAGTTTTAGCAGATGCACAATACGCACACCTTCTTGTTGTATATAGCCTTGAATATTGGCATTGATATTCCTTGCCACTATAAGACCTCTCTAACATCGAAAGATAGCGTGAATAATCCAGCAGGATCAGTAGAATAAAGCACATCATCTTGTGCTAGTGCTACTGTAAAAGATGGCTGATTGACTGTGACTGCTTCATTGTTGTCTAGGGCTGCTTGTAAGGGTGGCTCTATATCTACGGCTGCTACTTCACCAGAGCCGTTAGAGCTTTCGTCTGCTGTCACCATATAGACCTTGTTATGGTTAGCGAACTTAATTAGATCACCAGCTTTCAAAACACCTGTGGTTGAGTTAGTGAAACCATCTAAAGGTACTTGAGTTGCGCCTATCGCTGCTGTGCCGTTGACCAGTATATCTGTTTGCGCCTTATCAGCGCCTTGATTTTCTAATGGGTATTGAAAGGTAAAAGTATCAAAAGAACCTTTTTGTTTAACTAAGAAAGCATGAAAAGCTTGAAAGTCTGCTTGTATCATAGGTGGCATTTGCACACTGAAGCTAAAATATTGCGCTGCAAACTGTTTTACTGACCTTTTACCACTTAGCGTATAGGCTGTCGTATTTGGTCTGTTAGAAGCGAAATTAAACACTCTAGGCTTCTTGCTGGTTGGAAATGCACCACTCATTAGACTAAGCCCACCTTACCTCTTTGATTCATAGCTTGTGAAACCATAGCCACGATCTGATTCTTTCTTGAAGCTATAATCTCATCGACCCCTGCTGCATCTGTAGCCTGTATAGAGAAGTTAATGCTAACTGGTTGTGCTTGTGCTACTTGTTGCCCTTTGGTGTGATCTATCACAGTTTCATTAGGGTGTAAGATTGCAGGGAAACCGCCCTTGCCATCTATACCACCTGCTCTATTGCCTAAACCTGTGAACCCACCACCATCGAAACTTTTGCCGAATAATGCACCGAAACCAGCCAAGATACCACCACTACCAATGCCACCTGACTTTTGAAAAGCATCGAAGAATGGTTTTATAATGGTCATTCTAATTTGTAGTCTGATAAGTTCTTTGATGAAGTTGTCAACCATGTTTTTAAAATTGAGTTCTCCAGTTTGGACAAAATTTACCAAAGCATCTTCAGCATCTTTAAAGCCTTTGACTATAAGGTTATCTTTGAATGTTTGTTCACTAAATTCATTAAGTTCACTTCTAAACTTTTCTAATGGTGCAGCTATATCTGTGACATCTGTTTCTTTGAAACCATTGATCATGGCTTCATAGCTGTCTATCAAATTAGTTGCTTCCTCATCACCCTCACCCAAGACTTTGACAAAATGTTTTTGTAAATCGTTGCCAAACTTTCTGACTGTGTCACCACTCGATTTATTTTGTGCATCAAACACCTTCATTTTGTTAGAATTTTCTTCGAGTGCTGTGCTGGTGGCTCTTATTAGCGCATCAAAAGTTTTTGTTGCAAGACCCAAGATGTCCATGCCTTTTCTGAATTTAAGCGTTGCGAGTTCTGTTTCTAAAAATTTGCGCTCTACATCAACAGCAAACTGCACTAAACCTTTACGGACATTATGTATAGCATCAAGGAAGTCTCCAAAACCTTTAATAAAGCCATCAACTTGTTTTAGAACTATGTCTCTGATACTTTCCCCAAATTCCATAACACCATCTTTACCTACTACAGTGGATGCTGTAACTTCTTTGAAAGTAGTGGCTAGATTCTGCAATATAGGCAAGAACGCTATAGAGATTGCTGCTGTAGCTGTCTTAAACTGTCGTGTAATAAAAGCCAAAGTGTCGTTAAACTTTTCTGACTTTCTTATACCCTCTTCGCTTAGTACTAAACCATAGGCTTTGGCTTTGTCTATATAAGCATCAAAGGCAGCGCCACCATTGTCTAAAATATCAACAATTTGTATACCAGCACGACCAAATAAATTAGCTGCTACTGTAGCTTTTTCAGATTGTGATTTAAGTCCTGCCATGCCGTCTGAGACTTCTCGCAACAAGACATCCATACTCTTTGTGTTGCCATTAGCATCTTCTATGGAAACACCCAAGTCTTTAAATATGTCTGCTTGGGTTTTAAGACCTCTTTGTGCATCACCAACTGATCTAGTAAATTTTTCTAGTGATTTGTTGGCTATCTCTACGGATGAGCCAGATTCTACAGCTGCGATTTGGAAGGCTTGTACTGTGTCTGTGGCTATGCCTGTTCTAGTTGAAACTTTGCCGATAGCATCAGCAAACTCAAACGAACTTCTAGCTACTGCTGCTACTGCTACTGAAGCTGCTGCTAAAGCAACTGTAGCTGTAGCTACACCTTTAGCCAAACCACCAACTAATTTACCAGTAGTTCCTGCTACCTTGTTGAGATTTTTAAAGGATGCACTAGCTTTATCTTTTGCAGATATGAGAATTTTATAACTTTGACTAGCCATTTTTTTGTCTTTCTGCTTTTATTCTAAAGTAAGCTGTCCATAATTGGTATTCTTCTATGGACATTTGCTGAATCTCATGTAGAGATTTGCCTAAAAGCTCGGCTAATTGAAGTTGGTTATAAAGGTTGTGATCTTCGGCTAACTTTTTTTTACTTCTTCAGGTGACTTCTCAGCCATGATTTCGTTAGATACTCTGATAAGGACATTACGATCTACTTTAGTAAGTAGTGTTTGTTTGTCCTCTAAAGAAAAGATTTGATCGCCATTATTGTCTAAGGCTTTGTAGATTAAGACATAAGCTAACATTGTCATCTCATTGTCTTTTGACATTGCATAGAGCTTAGATGTTTCTTGTAGGGTTAAGGGCTTGGCATAGATTTCAAGGGGTGCATCATCGTCACCCCATTCAGGCACGATAATCTTCTTGACCTCAAGGGTATTAAAGTGCGCTTTAGCTCGTTCTATTGCTTTCAATACTAGACAGTGCCGATAGTTAATGCGCCAGTACCTTGTACTGTAAATGACCTTTCTACTAAACCATCAAAACTTTGGGTTTGTGAGATACCAGTTATCAGACCTGTGCCTGATAGTTGATATGCACCTGACCCACTGCCTTCTGGTTGAAACAAAAATGCTAGACTTGCGCCAATAGTCATTGCTGTTTGCGCTGTATCTGTGTCATCGAATAGCGCATC